CCCCGATGCAAGTCATCCCCGAAGAACCTCACCGAATCCCCGACCAAGTGAATTCCGATCCTGATATCCCGGAAGCCAACATGCAGTTCCCAGTGTCACATACCATCGATGCTAGTACTCGTGTTTTGCTTGAAGAAATGGTATCTCTGGCTAATGATCTCCGACGTGACGTGCCTTCTACTGCGAGCGAGTCTCTCGAACGCATGGAAGCACTTGTCACCAAAATCACCGAGTCCCTCTCCAACATCAACTTAATCATAACATCAATATTGGCCTGTCTCACCGCCCCAACCCTATCCCGCCTGCTGATGATTCTGACTTTAGTCTCCTTGGTAGTCTTGCAAATTTTGGATGTATGATTCCTTCATTCCTTGTCTTGATTGTAAATTTGTTTTATTCTAAGGCCTCTCTCCCCGCTCGTATCCTTAATTGTGTCCCTGCTGTCCAAGTTTTGTGTTCTCATATGGATTTTTCTGTCATTTATGATAAACTTTCTTCTATTTTTACCGCTGATGACGAACCTGAATCCGCTAGTTTCGAACTTTCTCCTGAACCTGTTTTCCGTTTGCTTGCTTTCCTTTGCGGTTTCAAGTTTAAGTACTCTCAGGCTCGTGAATTTATTTTGATGGTAGGTTCTCTTCCCCGTTTCGTTTCTGGACTAGATGTTTTATTTTCTTATGTTTCAAAGATTATTCGTGCTTTTATTGATTTTATTCGTGTGAAAGTCTTCCATCTTGAACCTGCTTTTGTAGATCAAAGTTTAGAGTTGATTCGCGAACCGATTGAAGCTGCCGATAAATTCCTCGCCGGTCAACCGACCTCCGATGAATACACACCAACATATGTGGCCTCCATGTATGAGTGTTATCGGAAACTTCTCTCGCTTCAAGAAGAATGTTATCGTCTCCGTCTTCCCCGTGATTATCAAAATCTTTTGAACTCTCGTGTTGTTGGAATGGCTGCTTTGTGTAAATCTTATTCTGCTGTCTCTGTTTTGTCTCAACCCCGAACTCCCCCTCTTTTTGTGTATCTTCATGGTGCCTCTCAAATTGGAAAATCGACTATGATTAACTCCCTGCAGATCGATGTCGCAAAGGCCGACAAGGATATGGATCCTCACACCTACGTTAAGAACATTTACATGAGATTTCCTGAACAGGAATATCATGATGGTGCGACGAACGAATCCTTGATCGAATACTTTGACGACTTCGGACAAATGAAAGATTCTCAAAATTCTCCTGATCCTTCTTTTATGGAATTCATCCGGCTTGGTAACATCATTCCTTTTCCTAGACATATGGCTGATGTAGGTGATAAAGGTAAAATTTTTGCCCGACCCCGTCTTGTTCTTGCTACTTCTAACCTCTCCGTTGCTAAACTTTCCATCCAATCAATGAATCATGCCGAAGCTTTCAAGAACCGAATTGACTTGGAGTTCGAAGTCACTGTTGAGACTCCGAACGGCATTTCAATGAAACAACATCAAGTAAATTTCAATAAACAAACCGGGAAAACTGTTGATCTTTCTGTTTATCGTTTCACTGGTATGAGTAATGGTAAAAAATTCACTTTGAATTATCCTCAGTTTCTTACTCTTCTTCTCCGTGAATATAAAAAACGTTTATTGACTGGTGAAACATACAAGAAGGATCTGGATGATTACGCTGAAGCTCCCCTCCCTTCCGCTACCCTCCCTGATGGTTGCCAAGGCGATCCGAAGCAACCCGACCCTGATGCAAAACTGGAACCCAAAAATCCTGATTCTCAGCCTGAAGTTGTTAGTTCGCCTCCTCCCCCTCCTTCTTTTGATTTGCCTGTCATTGATTTCCCAAAGAGGCCTGCTTCTGTTGCTTCTATGCCTTCTCTTGCTAGTTCATATAAAAGTGTTCCTCATCCGTATAATGTGCACCCTGATTTGTTTGAGAAAATGTTTTATGAAAAGTCTGAAGATGTCTCTCATTCCTTCAATGTTTCTCTTTCAAAATATGATGGAAAAGTTGTGAATGATGACTACCGAACTCCTGCTGGCTCTGTTGATGATGAAAGTGAATTTTCTCCTGCTGATTCTGATGAACCTCCTTCTGTAGATTCTGCTGATGAGCTCGTGCCTGAACAGTTGAAAGAACTTTCTAAAGAAGAACTTTTGAAATTGTTAACTGAACGTCATCCCTCAAAGATCCCATCTGTCATCAAGCCTCTTCCCCGTAACGAAGCGTTGGCCCGTTTGTGTTCTCTTTTCTTTGCTGTTAATTTGACCACAGGATTTTCTCCGACTCATGATGTTATTTTGAAAAGAATGGAAGCAATAGTTGAACGTAACTCCTACAAACCTGTTGGATCCGCTACTTCAGTTCTTCCTGACCGTTTCATTGATAGTGGTAAAAGTATTATGGAAGGTTTTTTCAAGTGTTCTCGATTGAATATGTTGCAATGTGACCCTGCATGCCGTCCTTGGTGGATGAAATGGATTCCTTTGGCTTCCTCTAGTGTTAAATTGATTGGTTTCTCTTATTTCCGTCTTTTGATTGAAGCTTTCACCGATGCCGAATTGAATGAAATTGTTTGTGGTAAAGGTTTTGATGTTTCTATGTTGCTGTGTATTTTGGAAGATTTTAACCTTGTAGCTTATTCTCAGTTTTCAAAGATGCTTCGTGGAACTCCCCATTTTGCTTCTTTCCAACAACAAGCTCTTCGTGGAACGTCTGCCGGTTTACGTGAGTTGATTGTGAAGATGTGTCGTGCGTGTCCTGATTTGTATGTAGATTTTTTGGCTTTCTTTTCTGATCAAATGAACTCTCTTCAAACTGCTCCCTCTTATCCTGAACCTCCCACCTCTACTTTTGAGTCGGTGCGACAGAAGATCACTGCAACCACCTGGAAGTGGTGCTCTGCTGCCGCAACGAAGCATCCTATTCTCACTCTCCTTTTTGGTTTTGGTTTGTTGTACTCCTCCGCTTATATTACCTTTGGTGCTCTCTCTCATGTCATTTCCCTTATTCGTTTTGCTGTCTCTCAATTTACGTCCTCATACCCTGAGGCTAATTCGTTGGGAGCTAAGAAGTTCGCTGAAAAGCGTGCTCCTGTGGCCCAGTCAATTGGCTTCAAGAAAATCAATCAAGGTTCCGTTCCGATTGCAAATAGTTTGGATTTGAATGCTCATCAAGTTGGCCTTTCCCTTTTGAAGAATGTTGCTTTCCTCCGTATCTCTACCGAAGATAGCGTTTTTGATTTGAATGGTTTGTTTGTCCGTGGTCGTTCTTTTATTTCGTATCTTCATGGCTGGAATACTTTGAAAATGATTTTTGATCAGTGTACCTCTTACCAACTTCAACTTTTGAATGTGATGGACATGTGATGTATAATGTTAGACTGGAAGACTTGAAGGTTGTGATTCGCGAACCTGGTGCCACTGGCTCCAATTTCGATGATCGTTGCCTGATTGAATTCCCCCGGTATGTGAACTCTGCTCGTGATATAGTTGATAGTTTTGTTCCTTCCTCTCGTTTTCCTGATATTGAAAATTTTCCTGTCACTTTGATAACTCCTGTTTCTGGACCTAAATCTGACTCCGCTCGTGTTGTTATTCAGTCTGCTCCTACCTGTAATTTGTTTATGAATTCTAAGTACAGTTTGAAAGGTGAGTTGAAGTTTACTGCTCTGCTTCGGTACGAATGTGCCACTCAGAAAGGTGACTGCGGCTCTCCCCTCCTCTCTCACAACCCTCGCTCAACTGGAAAAATTGCTGGACTTCATATCGCTTCTTCTTCTGCTTTCTCTTATGCTATCCCTTGGTCGCGTGAATGTGTGGATGATTTTCTTTCCCGTCTGAATACTGATCTTCATTTTTCTGCTCCCGATTTCTCCGATGAAGTAGATGACGACCCTGAAGCTGCTGGTCCTCTCCCGTTGACCGGCTCCTTTGGGTTTCGTGGCAAGTTGCGCACTCCTGTTTCTTCTTCCTCTGCCACTCAGTTCCGCCGCTCTCCTATCACTGGCGTTCTCCAACCTTCGAAAGTTTGTCCCGCGTATCTTTCCCCTCAGGAAAGAGATGGGGTGATGATCAATCCTGTTTATAAATCTCTTTCAAAAGCTGGT